TCCTTGACCAGAAATACTACGAATAATATTAATCTGGTTTTCAACTAGTGCGTTACGATGACCTTGTTTGTAGTCTTGTGCAAGTCCAAGAATACCATTAAGATATCCATTCTGAATACCAGCAGGAGCAAACCAAGGCGCTTCGTTTTCGTCAGTACGAGCATAGACAGCAGCAACATGACCGCTTGGTGGAATCTGAACATCAACACCATTTTCAGTATCACGAACAATTAAGTCAGGTCCGTAAAGAGCCGAAGTATAATCGTTAATATTAAGAACGTTACGGCGGTAATCAATAGCTGCCTGTGTTTCTTGAACTGCGCTAGGTAAGTCTAGGACAGCTATACAGTCTTGACGTACACCAGCAATAGTGTTCATCTTGATTTGAATTGCAGGGTCTGAGTAACCAGCGTTAATCAAAATGTTTACGTCAATCTCTTCTGGATCAATGAACTTGTCCCATGCTTGGATGATATCACCAGTAGTAATAGCATCACCGTTAGTTCCACCTACTAACTGACCGTTAAGCTCGTTGTTAACGTCATCACGAATACCACCACCAATAGCATTGATTAGTTGTGGCTTGTTAGTGTTAGCAAATTCTGCGTGTTGTTTGTTGAAGCGAATGCGAATACGGTTTGAACGCGCATTGACAATATCTTCAATAAACATTTGCTTTCCACCAGCATCAGTCTTACGGAAACAAGTACCGACATACTCTTCCGATGCAACCGTGTTAGTACCCTCATACACTCTGAGATAAAAACTATCGCCTGATAAATCAGCAGTGTTAGGAAAGAACTCAATCCAAAGATTGTTATTCCATTCGCCTTCATCACGACCGTACACTAACATAATATCTTGTGCTGTTAATGTAACATCTGTGGGTTTATCGAATCCAGCAGACGGGTGACGAGTAGCAGAGTAGTTGTTATCTGTGAAAACAACTACACCACCATACTTAGCGTTACGTGCTACGCGCAAGAAGTACAAACGGTTAGCTTCTGAAAGAAAACCTTCTGCACAATAATGAGCGACACCGAAACGCGGGTCTTTCTTTCCGAATACGTTACGGAAATCTTCATTGTCAGTTACTAGTGTTGGTACACCAATAGGACCTTTCTTAGACGCACCGACCAGAGCACCAATAGAAGTAGCTTCGGCAGTAATACGTTGAGAACGGTCATTGATTTGGGTGTACACACCTGCTGACGTACTATTAGTAGCAAGCATTTATTTACTCCTATTTAACTCTAAGTCAATAGTGTTAAATTACAAATCAAGCGTAGGAAATCTTGATGGTTTGTTCTATGTCAGTACGAATAGTCAATCGACCGTTGTACGAACCCGGAAAGCAGAACATTCGTTTCACATTAAACGTGATAGAATTCATCAAAGAGGAATCACCGAAGTCTACTTTAAATGCGTGTGGAGCTTCAATTAAACAGAAGTGCTTTTGTTCGTACTCTGGTATTAAATGAAACTGCGTGGGAGTTACCAAGACAGACTGCGATATAAAGGCATCGCTGTGTGGAACTAATGCACTAGTACTTTGATTAGCTAGAACAGCCCGTGAATAGTGGGTTGCTTTAGTTACAGCAAAGTCAAACACAAACGTAGAACCAACGCCCTTAGTCTTAGTCAGTCGAGAGTTAATCTTCATCGGTATGTTGGTCGTCATCATCCAACTCCATTCTGTAGGTTATCTCACCTTCGTTGTTAAGTTTAGCAACATCTTTGTGAGTACCTATCTTACCATCTACACGAAAAGGAAGTTCTACACTAAATGTGCCTGGACTGTTTTCATCTTCAAGGACAGCTTCTGGAAAAGTAGCAGACAGACTTTCAGTATAGATTCTTGTAACGAAAGGAATCCCTTTCCCTATAGGTAAATTAACTTTTACGTTAAGAGATTCAGTACCTACCATAATTAGATAGCGCTCAATCAACGACAAAGCATCTTGAATATTGTTAGTCGAATACTTCAACTGACAATCCAATGTAGCTTTAAAGAAGTAACCCATAGAGTAGGACGTATTAGAAGTTCCACCAGCATAAGCAGAACCGTGTCTACGCAATAACTTTACGTTACCATACTCTTTAGTCATTTCAATCGATGAAACTTTCCAATACTGATAAGGGTACTTTGTGCCGTCGATATTTCTATCGTTACGAACAGCGCCTTTATAGTCGTCATCAGTTACTAAAGGAAATACATCAAATTTAAAACGATTTGTGAATGCCGTCTTTACCGCCTGCATAGTTGCATACAGTGGGGCATTTGTTTGCTTAGCTGAGCCAAGTAAATCATTGTATCTAGACATTAGCGACCTTGAAACAAAAAAGCCCCATGCAAAAGCCAGAAGTTCCGACAATTGACACAGGGCTTTATTTTATTTTCGTGTTTTGAAACTAACACGTAATGGAGACTTGATAGCCGAAGAAGCCGTAACTTCTATTTCTTCATCTTCATCAAATGATTGAGAGCGATAATCATCAAAACTTTCTACATCATCACGCATACTTTTACGACGGTTAGCAACGTTCATAGAAGAGAGTGCCTCTTCAATAGAGTTGCTAATGGAATCAAGAGTAGTATCAGTGTTAGCCAAGCTTTCAGCAAGAACAGGTCCTGTATAACTGCCTTCCACTAATGAGTCAATAAACGCATTAGAGTCGCTCGATGCCATTGCTAACGTAAATAGCTTTGCAAAATTGGAGAAGTCTTTTTGATTGAACGCAATACAAGATAAAGCAACCAAGTCTTTCGCACTATTATCTTTCATGCCCTATCTCCGTAGAAAAGGTGGTGGAAGCGTTAACTACCACCGAGTTAAACTAAAATCTTATACTCGTTGACCTTTTGCTACAGAGCGAACGTTTGCAAGAACGAACGAGAACGTTTCAGCAATTAACCAACCTTTGTCAGTTGCGCCTTGGTTCGCACCATCAGTAGGAGTAGAACGTACACCGCGAGTAGTGTAAACGCCGTGGTTTTCAGGAGAAGATACAACGTAGATTTCGCCTTTATCAAGAACGCGTTGGTTCTGAGCGCGGAAACCGTCAGTCATAAGTTCTAGTCCAACTAGTGTACCGATTTTACCGTTAACAACTAGGTCGAACTTGCTTACTGGATCAAGGAATGAGCTGAACTCAGGGTTACCGATAATGTCTTTCCAGAAGTCATTAGAGATAATCGCTTTGTTAGCAGACAAGTTCCAGTCAGTAACCTGTTCTTGCATTGACGCAAGCATCTTAGGTGTAAGTTCACCAGAGATATAAGTAAGATCGTTTGCACGACCTACAGTGCGGTCAGCAGCGCGTTTCCAGATACGGTCTTCGCCAGTCATGATAGCTTCCATAGCTTGATCGCGAATGTCGCGAAGCAGGTCGCCAGATGATTGGTCAAGTTCCATTTGAGATACGCGAACGTTTGACTTAACTTCGTATTCAGATGGACGGAACTGACGATCACGAATCAGTTGATAACCCATTTGAGTTGGTGAAGTTGAGATAACCGCTTGCACTTCGTGGCGTGGCATATAAACGTTAGGGAATTCACCTTGACGTAGAGTTTTACCAACCGCTAAGTTACGCATAAAGCCAGCGCGTGAAGCTTGCTCAGAAATTTCGTCAGCTACAGCAGCACCCAGTGCAGCCCAGTCTTCAAGAGAAGCGTTAGCTTGTGCAACTAGCTCCGCTTCTTGACGAGAGATTTCTTCTGATGGAACATGTTCTTGCTTGATTTCGCCAGAAGCCGACATGCTCATGATCGTACTAATAGCTTCTAGTAGCTCGCCTTTATCGTGCGCGTTAATTTCGCCGTTAGAAGAAAGAGCAGATAAGCCGGAACCCGGCAGTTTCAAAGCTTCGATAGGATCGCCGTTCGCCAGTACATGACGGAAGTTACGTGCGTTAGATTTGTTCATGGTTTAATTACTCCAGATTCGTTTCACAATTACTGCAAAGATTAAATAACTGATTCCAGTACTAGGAAAGCAGAAGAACTGGTTGGTGCTTCTGACACAACCCAGTTGGTTAATACGGTTCCGTCACCGCCAACAGTAAGATTACCATCAGCGCCAAGGCTTGGATGTACTGCGCTAGCCCAATCAACAGTTACGTCGAAGTTTGAGATAGTAAGCTTAGTTGCAGTAATAACGCGACCAACGATACCCATTTCAGCAGAAGGGTTACCACCGATAGGACCTTCACCATGAATAAGACGAGATTCAGCAACAGTAGGCTCGTAAGTAGATTGTACTTTAACTGCTTTGCCTTTGTCAGCATCGTTGAAGTAAAGAGTATCACCGTCAACAGCAACTTCACCGGCATTAGCAGGAGCAGAAGAACCAACAGACACTTTAGAAGAGTCAACAGCAGTACCGTCTAGGAAGATAGCGAAGTTGCTTTGATCAAGTTTTTGACCAGCAACAAATTTACCTTGGTCAGACACTGTGCCTTCAGTGATGAAAGGAAGCATACCAGGTGGCATTGCGCGGCTGATTGAGAAACCAGCGAAAACTTCTGAGTCATCAGCACCAGTAGAAAGACCAAGCTTAGTCTTACCGTCGTGCTTTTTGAATACAAGAGCCATACCTTCATCAGTGATAGGCTCGCCTGGAACGTAGTCACCTTCGGAAGTTTTTACGAACAAAGTATTTGCGTAATTAATCATTTGGAAATTCTCCGATTACAGATTTGATATCTTAGCGTGGCAGATTTTTCAGCAGGCCAGCCGCGCGATTTTTGAAATCACCTGAAGCTACGCTAGACTGTGAAGTCATTGCACTAGATTCAGATTGTGGTTTACTCGCTACAGTGCGTGGCTGCAAGCGATTTTCGAAAGTGCTTGAAGTAGAAGCAGTGCCGTCTTTACGTGCGTAAGAAGCAGAAGCTACCATACGAGAAATTTCGTTTTGGGTTTCCGCAGGCTTCTTAACAAGTTCAACAGCTTGTTCTACCAGCATACTATTAAGGGTATCAGCGTTAGCTTCAAACACGTTGTCAACTAATTGACGAGCGTTTTCAACACCAGATGCCTTAAGAGTGTTTGCTAAGCTATCAATGATTGGGTTTGATTTACCATTGAATACACCACGGTTAATACCCATCATAGCTGTAGCCAGAGCAGCAGTGAAACGATCAACTACAGTAGCGTCACGTTCTTCCTGTGCAGAAGCATAAGCTTCAACTTTAGCTTGGGCGTCTGCGGCAACTGAGCGTTCAACTACGGTTTGCATAGTATGTTCGTCAAATGCGATAGACTCAAAGCCAAATTCACGTAGACCTTCCGATACACCGTTAGAAGCGATAGACTTCATAACAGCAGAAGCGAAGCTTTGTGAGCGGAAGATTTCTTTAACCGTGCCTTCAACGTTAGACTCTGATGCAACAGCAATAGGCGTAGCGCTATGCATTGCAATCCAGCGGTTTTCGCCAGCAACAGTTGCAGCATTAACTAGAGCAATCTTGTCTGCTTCCAGACCGTTTTCGCTTGCGTATGCTACCGCTTCCATAACGTCTAAAGAAACCGTTACTTCGGCAACAGATGAATCAGATTCAACATCTTCTTCTTCTTCATCTTCAAGACCGTCTACGTCATCCGAATCTTCTTCATCTTCGTCATCTTCGTAAATGTCTTCTTCGTCGTCGCCTTCGTCTTCTTCATCGTCTTCAAGGTCGTCGTCTTCAAGGTCGTCGTCTTCAACGTCATCGTCGTCAGAGCTTGATACGATAGTAAGGTCGTCTAGGTCGTCGTCTTCATCGTCAAAGAGGTCGTCGTCTTCTAGATCGGCTTCGATTTCGTCTAACTCAGAATCTTCATCATCGAAGATATCATCGTCTTCCATCATTCCGGCGTCCATTTCAAGTACAGACTGTTCCAGTTCTTGAATATCTTCTGGGTCAACAACCGCAGACGAGCAAGACGGACAAACTGTAATGTCTTCACTTGAAGCAATAATGTGCATACCGCATTCTTCCGAATCAACACACTGGAAGT